TCGAAATGTGAAACTCTGATCATCTCTCCTTTCTTGTAAGGGATCATGGCAAAGCCTTCTTTGATTTCTTTCCTCACTTTAGAAGGGTTTAGAATTCTGCATGTTCTGAAGTTCACCATGTCTATCTCAGACAGTTTACCTATAACTGACGCAAGATAACCAGAAGAGGTTGCCTTTATAGCTCCTGTTCTGTTCATCATTGGAAGTATTATTTGACTCATTTCTCTTCTAGCTTTGCTAAGAACTATTCCCCGATCTGAGCCTAATCTTCTGGCTTTAGCTTTACTAAGGTTCTCCCTTTTCACTTCTATTTCGTGAAGCTCCTTTTCAATTTGAGAGATTTCCTGAAACTTCTTCAGAGAGATTGACTCACCCTCATATTTCCTGTGCGGAAGAGAGTTGTTGCACTGGAATCCCATTTCCTGATCCAAGCAAGAAGATCTGGTTGTTAGCAGAATGAATATATCTTCTAGCTGGCTATTGATTTTCTGAGAGTCGATAGCGTTAAGAAGAGCAAGAATCACCTTTGAGCCTTCCCCCCATTGTAGAAGTCTATACTTCATGGTAAGTTTGGTTAGGATTTCTGCATCTGTCCTATCTAACCCTGAGTTTAGAGCGTCTGAGTACACATCCCAAATTCTTCGCATATCTCTTAGTCTGTCTCCAGAGGTGAAAGGATCTAAGAGTGAGTAGTGAAATTTAAGTGCATTTGACCCCACAGAGTCATCGTTGAGGAAAATTGAGTTGAATTCAACAGAACCTTTTTTATCCTCAGAATAAGTGATCATGTTTTTATATGTGCTAGTTTTAATCATGAAGGGAATTAGATCGAACTCATACCTTTTGAGATGATTTATTAGTTCTTTGTACTTTGCTTGATAAACTTCACGATCAATCTTGTTTTTAGAGTTTTCCTTGAGGCTATAAAAGTGAGCTCCGTCATCTGAGGTTATAAAGAAATTCATTCTGAGAATCAACCCCCTTGGAAGCTTGAGTCTTTTAGACATTATTCTTCCCAGCGTTTGTTGAGTAACAGAATGCCAGAGAGATGAAGTGTAATGAAAAATTCCCTGTCCCATGTGAAATGTGCCCTCCAGACCAGCCAATGTGTATCCTTCTTTTTGGAAACTGGATAGCTCAGGATATGGGAGGACTTGGAAAATTTTAGCTTCCGAGATCATGCAGGTCAGCATTGGAATCCAAGCCTCAGTGGAATATCTCAATAGGATGGCATACATGTAGCCGAATAGAGTCGTTGCAAAGTTTGGTCCCCATCTGGTCTGATCTACTGTGAATCTAACACCATTACCACAGTTGTTGTGAGCCTCAGCAAGCTTCCTGACCTTTCCAGGATCATCCAGCATGTCTATCTTAGTTTTTGAACCCAACCTTTTGGAGATGCTTTCGGTTATTGATTGTAAGATCCTGAAGTCTGCACTAAGAATAGAGATTTCTCTGTCGCCCCCCACCTGGTCTTTGTCGAACATTCGGAAAGTTAAGTCTGCAGTCCTTTCCAAGATTGATGAGGCTATAAGGCTGGTCGTGCTGAGAGAAGAGTGCTCAGCTAGGGAACTTATGCTTTCGACAGCTGAG